GAGATCGCGCCAGCCGTGGCCGCGGAGCGGAGCCGCATCAAGGGCATCGTGACGCACGCCGAAGCGGAGGGCCGCACGGAACTGGCCACGCACCTCGCCTTCGAGACCGACATGCCGACGGAGGCCGCGACGGCGATGCTGGCGAAGTCGGGAAAGTCCACGGCTCAATCCCCGTTGTCTGCAGCGATGGAGCGTGAAGCCGCTGGCGCGATTCCGAATCAACCGGCCCCGGCGCCGAAGTCCGCGACGGTCATCAACGCCAACGAGATCTACGCGCGCCGCAAGCAAGCATCGACGGTCAAGTAGTTCGATCGCCGCCTCATTCATTCGATAGGAGATCTACATCATGGCGGAAGTAAAGAAGCTCGTCGAAACCGGCCACGCCGGTGGCTTCATTCTCTCCGAGGCAAACGGCAAACGCTCGCGCGAGAACGTCACCATCGCCGAAGGTGAAAACCTGAAAGCGGGCGCGGTGCTCGGGCGGCTCACCTCGGGCGGTGCGTATGCGCACTTCGACAACGACGCGAGCGACGGGACGCAGACGGCTCGCGGCATTTTGATCGCGGACTGCAACGCGACCGATGCCGCTACGCCTGCCGCGATCATCGCCCGCGATGCCGAGGTCAACGGGCACGAACTCGTCTGGGCATCCAGCGAGGATGACGCCGATATCGCCGACGGCATCACGGAGCTTGCGGCTCTGGGAATCATCGTTCGGTAGTGACACGCCGAACAGTCCCGCTTTTCTAACCTCGTAGGAGATTCCCGAAATGCTCGACGTATTCAAACAGGACGCCTTCAGCGTCATCTCGATGACGGATGCCTTCAACAAGGCGCCGTTCACTCCCGGCCGTGCCGGTCAGATCCTCAACTGGAATGAGCAGGGCGTCTCCACACTGACGATCATGCTCGAAGAGATCGCCGGCGAGCTGCGCCTGATCAACCCGAGCCCGCGAGGCGGTCCCGGCGACACGACCCCGAAAGACAAGCGCGTGGCTCGCGTGTTGCGCATCCCCCACTACGAACTCGATGACGCGATCTACGCCGACGAGGTGCAGGGCATTCGCGCCTTCGGTTCCGAGTCTGTGCTCGAGACGATCATGGGCAAGATTCAATCGCGCCTCAACGACTTCGCGGTGCAGAGATTCGACCCGACCTTGGAGTATCAGCGCCTCGGTGCAATCAAGGGCGTGATCCTCAACGGCGACGGGAGCACGCTCTACAACCTGTTCACCGAGTTCGAAGTGACGCCGCCCGACATCGTTGAGTTCGATCTGACGGATGAATCGGACGAGGGTCGGATCCGCGGGCTCTGCGACGGCATCAAGCGCGAGATGGCGCGCCGCCTCGGTGGCGTTCCGTTCGGTGGCATCCATGCCTTCGTCGGCGATGCGTTCTGGGATCTGCTGATCAAGAACGCAGAGGTTCGCAAGACCTTCCTCGCGCAAGTGGAGGCCGCGCAACTGCGGCAGGGCACCGTCGGCACGATCTTCCACTACGGAGGCATCGACTTCGAGAACTACGTCGGCGGCCTCGGTGGAATCGACGGCGCGGAGTTCACTCCGTTCATAGACGACGATGATGCGCGCTTCTTTCCGAAGGGTGCGCCTGGCTTGTTCCGCACGGTGTACGGTCCGGCCGACTACATCGAGACCGTCAACACTGTCGGCCTCCCGCGCTACTCCAAGCAGTTCCCGATGCCGAACGGGAAGGGAATCAGCATGGAAATGCAGATGAACGCTTTGTCATACTGCACCCGCCCGACCGCGCTGGTACGCGGCATCGCCGGTTCGCTGTAACGCGAGCATTCGGACGCATCATGCCATCCCTCGCCCAGCGCTTCCGAAAGGGGCTCAACGATCGGATCTTCGATCGTCTGGGCGAGGTCGCGTCGATCGACGGCGTCGACCACAAAGGCATCTTCAATCGTCGGTACCAGGAAGTCGCGATCCAAGACGGGGTCGTGGTCGGACTGGAATTTTCCTTCGCTTGTTCGTACACGCAGAAGGTCGCTGAGCTGCAAGAGGGCGATCCGATATTCATTGATGTCGACGGCGACGGGAAGGTCTGCCGGTTCTGCTTCCGTCGGCGGTTCCCGGAAGAGGGGGACGAAACTAAACGCGTGATCTTGGAGCTATCGCGATGACGACAGTACGCCAGGAAGTTCGCGACGCCGTGATCGCTGCGCTCAACGACGCGCGCGACCCGGATCTGCCGGAGGCGACGAAGCGCCGCTGGGTGCCGGGACAGGCGAACCGCTGCCCGTCCATCGGCGTGTTCTTCCTGCAGGAGCAGCCACGGCAGATCGGTGGCCGGCACGGTGGGCTCGTCGAGCGACCGCTGCAGATCGGCGCGCAGTGCGTGGTCGCAGTCAGCTCGCCGGATCTCGCAGACGATGCGGTAGAGCCGCTGCTCGCTCATGTCGTCGAGCGACTCGGAAGCACGACCCTCAGCGGGCTCGCGCTCGATGTCGAAGAACTCGGCACGAAGTGGGAGCACGCGCAGATGGACCGCTTCTATCTCGCCGCAACGATGACGTGGCAAATCAATTTTCAGACGAGGCGAGATGATCTGTCGCAACGTCAATAGGACTCTCTCGGATCTCGTGCACGCGCACGTTGGGCGTCCGGCTATCGTGATGGGGGGCGCACCTTCGCTCCCACGCGATCTGGATCAGATCAGCGTATGGCGCGAGCGCATGAACCCGGTCTATTTGAGCGCCAACGATCACGCCTTCAAGCTGCCGGCGCCGGTGGACTATATCGTCGCCTGCGACAACATCGAGCCGCGGCTTCGGCCCTATGGGCGCCCCATCGTCGGCCCGCGGCACTGGGCAGACTTTCGCGTCCTGCACCAGGTCGTCTCGAACTCCGGCGCGCTGGCCTGCATGGTCGCATGGGCGATGGGCTGCTCGCCGATCGTGGTGTGCGGTGTCGAGTTGTACCAGGGCGGCACGTATTTTCACGACGAGCACGCGAAGTCGATGGGCAAGACGGCTACCGTCAAGCAACACCTGCGCCGCTGGTCGATGCTCGTCGACGCGTACGCCGGCGCGTTCGTTCGTCCGATCTCTGGTCCGCTGCTGCAACTGTTCCCCGCGTTCGATCCCGCTGAGGATCGACGAGGCGAGGATGCCGCAGCCATTATCCGAACGATCGTCGGGGGCAAGGTCATCGAGATTACGCGCCAGGTGCCCGATTGGCACGGTCATGCATTGCACGTCGGCGACTGCATCGAGATGCGTGAGTCAGAAGCGGGGCAGGCGATTACAGCCGGCTACGGCAAGCGCTACGGAGGCGCGCATGGGCATCGGTGACGAACTCCTCGCCGCGGGTGAAGCGCAGCGCATTCGCGCACAGACCGGAAACCGCGTGCGCATCATCGACCAGGACGGGCGCGCGCGCTGGCATAGTCTCTGGGACGGGAACGACGCGATCCTGCAACCGGAAGAGGCGCGGCTCATTCCGCACGTCACGCTGCCGAACTATCGCGGGCACCGTCAGCACATCCTCGAACACTCGCGCCAGCGCTTCGTATTCAATCCGACTTTTCGGGCCACGCCTGCCCGGATCACCCTCACGGAGCCCGAGCGCGCATTCGCGCGCGCGTACTCTGGCGCGATCATCATCGAACCGAACGTGAAGGCCAACGCGCCGAACAAGCAATGGGGGCTCGATCGCTGGCGCGATCTGGTGGACCTCCTGCACGGGGTCGGTATTCATCCGGTGCAGCTCGGGCCGCGCTCGGTGCCAGTCATCACCGGCGCAATGCACGTCGTGACAGAAACGATTCGAGAGGCCGCGGCCGTCATGTCCGTGGCCTCGGCTGCAGTGCTGCCAGAAGGGGGGCTGCATCACATCGCCGCCGCTGTGCGATTGCGCGCCGTCGTGATCTTCGGCGGCTTCATTGACCCGCGAATCACTGGTTACGCGATGCATCGAAACCTGTTCACCGCCCAGGAGGCCTGCGGCAACCGACGACCTTGCGAGCATTGCCGCGCAGCGATGGAAAAGATAGAGCCTCGCGACGTGCTGCGCGAGCTGCAAGACGTCATGCTCCAGCGGAGGCCAGCATGAAGAACGTCGGCGGCGTCTGGCTCCCAATGGGGGAGGAACACCTCGCGCACTGGATGCACCACGACAAGCACGCGCGCATGGTAGACGGAAAGTTGACCTATCAGTACCACAAGCTCGAAGCCGCTCTGGCGCACTGCCGCTCGTTCCGCGTCGCGATCGACGTCGGTGCGCATGCCGGGCTCTGGTCCATGCAGCTAGTGAAACACTTCGAGCACGTGCACGCCTTCGAGCCGGTTGCTCTGCATCGCGACTGCTTCGAGCGCAACCTCGCGTTCTCTGACCACTGGGCCCTGTGGCCCTATGCCTGCGGAGCAGAGGCCGGGCGCGTTGCGATCACGACGCGCGAAACGTCATCGGGGGACTCGTTTGTATCAGGTCCTGGCGAGATCGAGATGGTCACGATCGATTCCATGCGAATCGTGAACGTCGACTTCATCAAGGTGGATGTCGAGGGCTACGAGCTTGAGGTGCTCATGGGCGCCGAGGAAACGCTGAAGCGCTGCCGTCCCTGCGTCATCGTCGAGCAGAAGGCGAAGAACCTCGCGCGCATGGGCTCGAAGGGAGAGCCGGCAGTCGACTATCTGCGCGCACTAGGCGCATACGCCCGCGGTTGCATCAGCGGCGATTGGATTGTGAGCTGGGACGCATGACACTCACCGCCTACACCATCGCGCACGGAAACAGCAGCAGGGTTTGTCCGCATCTTGCGCGTGGATCCGGGGTGAAGGTTCGCCAGCTGCCGAATGACGCGGCGATCGACTTCGACGGCGGAATGATGACATTCGGCGACGAGCGCGGGTTGCGATCCATGCTCGATCGCTGCATCGCCGATGGTCGCGAATGGATCTACATCGATAACGGGTACTTCAAATGGGGCCACTTCGCCGGGTACTACCGAGTCACGCGCAACGCCTACATGCAAACGAACATCGGACAGGCGAGCGATCGGCGCTGGCGCCGCCTCGGCCTGAAGATCAAGCCATGGCAACGAGGCGGCAGCTTCATTCTGGTTTGCCCGCCGACGCACCGATTCGCACAGCTGCGTCGATTCGACGCTGATGCCTGGATCGCAAATACGCTGGCGACGCTGAAGGCGAACACGGATCGCGAGATCAGGATTCGCACGAAGCCACCGAAGCGCGAGTGCCGCGCGAACCCGATCGAGCAGGCGATCAAGGGAGCGCATGCGCTCGTCTGCCACAGCAGCAACGCCGCGGCGGAGGTGATGATCGAGGGCTATCCAACGTTCTGCACCGATCGCTGCGCTGCGTCGCCGCTTGCTGAGTCGGATCTCGCCAGGATCGAATCGCCTCGCTACCCGGATGGTCGCGAGCCCTGGGCGCATTGGCTCGCTGCGAATCAGTGGACCATCGACGAGATGCGAAGCGGGCAATGCTGGCGGGAGCTTGCGCGATGAAGATAGCCATTCTTCGTCGCGCCGGCCTAGCGCATGACAACGATGTGGCGACGATCTTTGCGCGTGGTGTGGAGGCGCTTGCGGACGAAGCGATCATTCTCGATCGTGCGCCGCTGCCTGCGCCAACCGCCTTCGACGCGGTGGCCTGTTGGGGATGGCGGCACGGTGCGAGACTGCGCGCACGGGGATTCTCTCGCGTGTTCGTGCTCGAGCGTGGCTACGTCGATGATCGCTTTCGGTGGACGTCCGTAGGCCTCAATGGCCTGAACGGCCGAGCGAAGTTCGCGGCGCTCGATGATGGCGGCGAACGATGGAACAAACACTTTGCGCAGCTTATGCGCCCATGGACGTGTCGGCCTGACGGATACGCCCTCATCATGGGGCAGGTTCCTTCCGACTGCGCGGTGCGGGACATCACCTTCGGGGCATGGGTGCGCACGACCGCACGAGAGCTGATGCGCACGCGACCGATTGAGCGAATCAAGTTCCGTCCGCACCCGATGGCACCGAACGTGCGCGCGGATGTTCGATCGACGCTCGGGGCGCTGGCGGATGATCTGTCGGGGGCTGAGATCGTCGTCACCTACAACTCGAACTCAGGCGTCGACGCGGTGCTTGCGGGTGTGCCGACGGTCGCGATGGATCCCGGGTCGATGGCGTACTCGGTGACGACGCATCGAATCTCTGACGATCCAATCCGCCCGGACAGAACGGCATGGGCACATGCTCTTGCATGGGCGCAGTGGTTGCCGCACGAGTTGGAATCCGGCGAGGCCTGGTCTCGCCTTCGTACCTTGGTCTGATAGGAGACAGCAATGCCATTTCCCGCACGCGGTCAGAACGTAAAGCTCGGCAAGGGCTCCTTGCTGCTCGACTACTTCAACGAGAACGGCCAGCCCACGGGCCTCGACTTCGTCGGCAACATGACTGGATTTTCTCTGACGTGGGATATCACCCAGGTCGAGAAGTACAGTTCGACAGAGCGCACTGGTGGTCTGGTGGCTCGTGACAGAACCCGGGCTGGCTTAACCGCGAGCGCCCAGTGCGACGAATGGACCGAGCGCAACCTTCGTTCATACTTCCTCGCAAGTGCCGGATCGTCGGATCAGGAACTCGGCACCAATCAGACCGCAAACGTAAATGACGTGGTGGTGGGCCGCTACTACGAACTCGGCGCGCGCCGAGTGACGGATGTCACCGTGATGAACGGGTCGTTCGAGATGACGCTGAACGAGGACTACGAACTCAACGCCGAGTTCGGGATCCTCCGGCCGCTACCAGGTGGAGGCATCAGCGACGGCGATGATCTGGTCGTGTCGTTCGACAAGCCGGCGCTCGAAATCACGAAGCTGCAGCTAGGCACGCAATCGCAACAGATCGCGCGGCTGCTCTATCTCGCGGACGACGCAAACAGCGCGGGCGCTGCCGCGAAGGACAGGCTCGAAATCTGGCGGGTCGACGTTGCACCCGACGGCGAGGTGCAGTTGATCGGCGACGACTACGGGAACTTCACGCTGTCCATGGCCGTGCTCGTCGATGCCACGCACCCAGGCGAGCCCTACGGCAAGCTCGAACGGATCATCGGGTAACTTATGGACACCATGCGTGCAGATGACGATGTGGTGGTGACTCTTGGGGGGCACCGCTTCGCCGTCATCGACTACGACTCCCGGACGGTGTTGCAGGATCACTACCTGCAAACGCTCGTCCAGGATCTCGGGCTCGACAAGGTGCTGCCGATGGATGGCGAGCCCGATGCTGCGTACCTCATCAGGATGCAGAACGCTGTGATCCGTTCCGGCCGCGCTCATGAACTGATCGCCGGCTACCTGCTGCCCGAGGGCATGACAAACGCTGAGTGGGATCGCGCAACGGCAAAGGCCACGGCGAAACATATCGGGTCCCTCAGTACGGAGGAAGATCGCGACGCCGTCATCGGGTTGGCGATGGATGCGGTATTCGGTTTTTTTCGATCCGGGCTGCGACTGTGGCAGCGTTCCCTCGCGCGTTTGCAGCCCGCCATCCCGAGCGAAGAACAGGTGCGACATTGAGCGCGCTCGACCTCGGCCCGTGGGACGGCCTGCTCCGCGATCTCTCGGGCGGCGACTATGCGCGCGCATGCGAGATCGCGCGTTGGCCGGTGGTCGAGGTGCTGCACGCATACATGCATCGACTCAAGTCGATGGCCGCTGATGAATATCGGCAACGGATCTTGGTCTGGGCGTCGATAGCGCGGGCTGGATCTAAACGCCGCGCGCCGGAACCTCCGGCGATCTTGAGCGAGTAGCCGTACATGGCGCAGGGACGCGACGATATCCGGGTTCGCTTGTCGGCCGAGGGCCAGACCGAGATCATCCGAGGGCTTCGAGATATCAGCAAGGAAGCCGGCGCAGCGAACCGCGCAACGCTTGGCGCAGTAAGTCAGCTTCGAGCGCTGCTACCTACTTTGGGCTTCGGCGCGGCCATCGCGGGACTGACGGCGATCACGCGCGGCGCAGCCGAGTTCGACGATGCGATGGCGAAGGCATCGCTTCGTGTTGGATCCAGCGTCGAGAACTTCAGCGCGCTGGCCTTCGCCGGCCGCACGGCCGATGCGTCGATGCAGGACATAGAAACGTCCCTCGGTCGCCTCGCCCGCAACGTGTCCGAGTTCAAACAGGGCACGGGCGAAGCAGCCGAGGGACTGCGCGCACTCGGGCTTTCCGCGAACGACTTTGCGCAGCGTGACACGGTCGAAAGCTTCGAGCTGATCGCTCGCCGCATCGCGGCCCTGCCGCCTGGGATGGATCGCACCCGGCTCGCGATGGAACTGCTCGGCCGCGGTGGGGCGAAGCTGATCCCGCTCATGCAGGACGTGGCGACGAAGGGACTCGCCCAGGTGCGCGCCGAGGCCGAATCGTTCGGCGCGCTGGTGCGGGGTGAGACGGCCCAGGCGGCCCAAGAGCTGAACGACGACTTCACGCGGTTGGAATCAGCGGCCCAGGGGCTGGGACGCAACCTTGCCCGCCCCTTGCTCAAGCCACTGTCCGAAATCACGAAGGCGATGGCCGAGGCAGCGAAGGAAGGCTCGCTGCTCAAGGCCCTCTGGGTGGGGCTCGGTGGGACGTTCGCGCTGTTCACCGGACAGACCGATGCCCAGAAAGCGCGCGCCGAGTTGGAACAGCGCGCCCGTGACATCGAGATCTTCACGAAAAGGATCGCCGATATTCAAGCCGACTTGGAGCGAGGATCGACCAAGCCTACCGTTGTAGGTGGGATCGAGTTACGCGGTGCCGAGCGCTTCAGCGATTCCAGAATGGCGAAGCTACGGGCCGACCTGGTCGAGTATCAGGCACTGCTCGAGCAGGCTCGGACCAAGGTCGCCGAGCTCCAGAAGCAAGAGGAGAAGTCGGCCGGCGGCACCGGGGTCGAGGATTCGATCTTCGACAGTCGCCAGAAGCTCGCCGAGCTTGAGAAGCGCATCAACGCCGACCAGCTCAAGACCCTCGAAGATATCGCCTCACGGCGCCAGCAGATCGCGCAGGAGGAGCTTGCATCGGCCGAGCGCCTGGCGACTGCTCGCGCCACGACCGAGGCGCAGCAGACAGGGATCACGCTCGACGCGATTCGCCAGCGGCAGCAGCTGCTCAAGCAGGGGTTCGACGCCGAGATCCGCGCGGCCCAGGTGAAGGAACAGGCACTCGCCGAGGCCGCGGCGCAATCGACACCGCGCGGCCGTTCGCTACAAGAGCTGCAGGCGCAGATCGCGAAGCAGTCCTTCGACTCGCAACTGAAGTCGGCGCAGACCTACTACGCGGCGCTTTCGAAGCTGAACGCCGACTACCTCTCGCAGTACACGGCTTCGCAGAACCGGATCAAGGCGCTCGACGAGGAGCTTGCCCAGTCGCGCCAGCAAAACGAGCGCGACATCGCCGACGCGCGAAGAGCAGGACTCAGCGAGGCGCAGCGCCAGGCCGAGGACTTCCGACGCTTGGAGCAGGTACGCGCAGACTTCGGCAACGCTGTCGTGCGCAATGCCGGCGCCGAGGCTCGGGCCCTGAAGTCCACCTTCGACGAACTGGCGCGCGGTCTACGTGGGGTCGAGGGCTTCGAGTCTGCGGTAGGTCGGATCGACGCCGAGGTGCAGTCGTTGTTCGGCTCGCTGATCGGTGCTGAGAAGGCCAGGGAGCAGGCGCTCGGCAAGCAAGCTGCCGACGGCGTGCGGGCCACGAACGCGGAGCTGAAGAAGGCGAAGGACCTGACCACGGACCTATCGCGCCAGCAGCTCGAACCACTCAAGCCGACCGTCGATCAGCAAGGGCTGCGCGACCTGCGCGACCTGGTGGCGAAGGCGCTGCTCGCATCGCCGTTCCGCATCAACGTCGCTCCCCAGATCCTGGGCTCGGGTTCACCCGCCTTCGCGTCCGGTGGCATGGTCGGCGGTACCGCGCCTCACCCCAGAGCGGACAACGTCCTGGCCCGCGTGACGCCCGGCGAGTTCATCCACAGCGTCGCCGCGGTCCGGCACTACGGGCCGAACTTTATGGCGGATGTGAACGCGCGGCGCTTCCCTCGGTTTGCCGATGGTGGCCTGGTGGGCGATCTCGGCAGCGCGAGCAGCGATCCGCAGCGCGATGTCGTCGACGTGAACATCAACGTCGGCGGCAAGACCATCCGGCTACAGAGCGAACGCGAGCAGGCGCACGCGCTGGTTCGAGCGCTTGGCTCCGTCAGTGGAGGACGATAGATGACGATCTCACTCGGCGGCATCGCGCTCGATGACTCGATCATCTGGGAGGACCGACACCTCACACAGTCGGTCGAGCAGGTCGTGCGCCGCGTTCTCGGTGGATCGCCGGTCATACGAGCTGGCGCGCTCGGAGGCGGCGTACCGATCACGCTCGTCGCGACGCAGAACTACGGCTGGCTATCGCGCGCGCAAGCAACCGCCGTGCTGGCACTGGCCGACACGCCGGGCAGCGTCGTATCGCTGGTCTACGGGGCGGAGGTGTTCGAGGTGGTTTTCCGACACAACGATGCGCCAGCCGTCGACCTGCAACCGCTGCTCGCAAGGCAAGCACCGCTATCGACCGATCACTACATCGGCCGCATCAAACTCCTGACCGTATAGGGATCGCACATGGGCATCGTTCAATCGGAACTCAGACTGCACCGCTCGCAGGCCGTCACTGACGGCGACTCGAACGGTGGCCGGATGTCGTCGACGCAGGTGATCTCGGGGGCTGTGGCGAACCTCTTCTCCGCTGTCGGCGGGGACGAGCGCTTGGCCGGGAGCACGAAGTACCGCAAGGCGTTCTGGAAGGTGGCGAACGATGACGACATCGCCCTACAGTACGCAAAGATCTTCATCGACAAGAACACTGCGGGGGACGACCGCTTCACGTTCTTCGCCGCGGACCAGGTCGACACGCAAGACGATATCGCCGGGAGCGAGAAGGAGTACGGCGCCGGAGTGCTCGCGGGCAACGTGAGCCCTGGCGCGACCGAGATCACCGTGATTTGGGAATCGCTCGATGCGGCGCCAGAGGACGGCGATCTGCTGCGAATCACCGACAAAGCGGACATCGACGCGTCTGGTAACGAGGAGTTCGTCTACATCGATGGCGTCCCCATCGGCACCGGTGCAGAGTTCACAGTGCAGCTCGCGACAGCATTGCAGAACGGCTACAGCGCAGTGAACACCCGCGTCGCCCAGGTCTACGAGCCGCTCGATCCGAACGAACTGGACTCCAACCCGATCGTGCAGAATCAGATCAAATCGACGATCACCGATCTCGCGGTCACTTCGGCCGCTGGCACGATCGACGATGACTATCTGACGGGCGACAGCATCGGGTCGATCGAGCAGACGTGGACACTAACGTTCACGAGCGCCACCGCGTACAACATTGTCGGCGACATCGTCGGCAGTGTCGGATCGGGAAACATCAGCGGCGGCGCGTCGCCAAACAATGCCGCCTTCAGCAAGCCGTACTTCGTGCTGCAGGCCTCGGCCTTCGGCGGCACCTGGTTGAGCGGCGACACGATCGTATTCAAGACGCACCCGGCTGCAGCGCCGATCTGGATCAAGCGGGTCGTGCCTGCGGGCGCGGATCCCATCGGAGCCAATACAGCAGTCATCGCGCTAAAGGGTGAAACCGCATGACCTCCTTCACCCATCGCGTCGAGCTCGGCCACGACCACGAAGATGACGGCGAGCGATTAGGTCTCGCCATAGGAGATTTAAATGCTGACACCTGAACAGAAGACCGCGCTGAAAGCGCACATATTGGCGCAACAGGATCTGGCTGCGCTATACGACCTCGGAGATTTGTCCGCACTTGCAGATGCGCTGAACGCAATTCGTGACCCTGCATTCGTAGTGTGGAAGAGCATCGTGCAAAACAGCGATGTCGGTCGAACCTTCGTGGCCTCCGGCCTGTCGTCGATGACATCGGCAAATAACGATCGGCTGGTGTCATTCGCGCTCTGGAATCCAGATGGCGTCCAACCGTTCCGCGCTGACCATCGTCAATTTTTTGACGACGTGTTCTCTCCAGCGTCAGGTGCGTCCACCCGTACCGCATTGGCGGCGCTGTGGCGTCGTCCTGCATCGCGCATCGAAGCCATCTTCGCCGTAGGCACCGGATCTACCGCCACGCCCGCGACGCTGATCTACGAGGGTCCGCTGTCTTGGCAATCGTTGATCGGGCTCTGATATGGCAAACGTACCGGCAAAGCAGATATTCGGGACCGCGCAGACCTGCGTCAATACGACGAGCAATATCACTGCCGGCAATTTCTCGGGCGCTCCAGCGGCGACCTACGACAACACGACCGATGCGGCAGTCCCTGGCGCTCAGTATGCCAAGTGCGTGCTGCGTACAGGCACTTGGGGATCTGCGCCTGTGGCCGGAACGGTCATCGAGTTGTGGGGCGTGCCGCAGGATGTAGATGGCACGGACGACGATAGCGATGCGCCGAGCGGTACGGCGAGCAATGGGGCGAGGTTCTTCGGTGCGTTTGTCATGGCTGCCGTTACCACGGCGCAACGGAGAACGATACTCGTCAACATGATGGGGTACGAAAAGGTCGATTTCTATCCCAAGAACGGCACCGCACAGACCATGACAAATAACGGCGGCACAGCCTGCACACTCAAGGTTACGCCTGTGGCTATCGGAGTGGATGTCTAGGCGATGCCGCATCTAGTCCTACAGGACGCGAGGACACAACAACCGGATTTGTACGTCCAGCCGAATCCGGAATGGTCTCGCGGGCTGAAGCTGCTGTGGAGCGGTCGATTCCCGACCTATGCGTATGGGTTGGGCGCGGTCACTACCATATCTGGGACCCCTGTTCCACGGGGGACGCTTGCTGGGCAGTCTGCGGATTTTGCAACGGCACAAGACTATCGATGGAGCACTCCTGCTGTTGCCTCTAGTCCGGAAGAGGCGACTTTGGTCGCGCTTATAGCGGTTGACTCAGACATAACCGAACAAACCGCGCTATCGATTAGCTCCAATAACACGAATCCGTTATTCCGGCTACAGGCTGTTAGTAGCGGATCGTCATGGAGGTTTCAGGTCAGGGGCAATGGCGGCACGTTTTTTAATCTAACGTCTGCGCCCTACACACTTGGTAGACTGTCTGTCGTCGTCGGAGTGTTTCGCAACGGCACGCAACAAAAAGAACTTTGGTCAGATGGTGTGCTCCGTTCGACCGCCACAACCGATATCGGCGCAATAACTTTAGATAGAACGACGATCGGCGTCCTGGATCGTGGCGGAAGCGAGCATCGACTTGACGGTGTCGTTCCGTTAGCTGCGATTTATAATCGTGCTCTAACCCCCGGCGAAATCGTTGCGCTTTCGGCCAACCCCTGGCAGCTATTCG